AATCTGACCTGCAAGATGTTCTCCATGACTTTTTTCATTTTCTGCATTGTCAACTATCGCATCTGTGATCGTAATCATCTTATCAAAAATAGGTAGTGGTAATTTTGTTTTCATCACAAAAGTAGACCACGGCTGCAACAACTCAACTGGCATTTGGAAATTTTCATCTTTCTGAGCGACCCTTTCTTTCCTTTTTTGTTCTTGTTTAGTACTCATACTGTTTCTACTGTTAGTGCTTCATTGTAAAGGTTTTGCATTAATAAATTCAACGATTCTTTATTTTCAATCTGTAAACTTTCGACACAACTCTTAATAACACTCATTGTATCTTCTACATCTTCCATATTCTCTATATCATCTCCCATGTCTTCAATATCAAAGAGATTGTCCACTACTGAAATGTGGCCGACTCCGACATCTACTAACTTGTCCATCAACACTTGAAACAGATAAGAGTTGTCTTTATTTTCAATTATAATTTTAACATAACAATTTTCATATTTTGATAAATCACCATAATCATTTTTCTCATCATTATAATATATTTTGTAAAACATGGAATAAGGATTTTCGATAAATTCGATTTCCATTGTTTCAGTATCATAGATATGAAATCCTCTCTTATCATTATAATCGCTCCATGTTATTTCGTATGGATTTCCTAGATATGTAATGTTTCCAGTAGTAGAACGATGGTGAAAATGTCCAGAAAATACTCGTTGAAATGCTTTGTACATAGAAGGGGAATATCCATCTATACTGAAAGAACCTTTATTCTGTTCTATTCCTTCTAAATGAAGATGGCCGAATGCAACCTTAGTTCGTGTCTTTTCAATAAGTTCTTTTGTTTCCTCTTCGTTGTCATCACAAATCCACGGCACAAATAAAACCTTGTGATCATCCGTCAAAGAAACTTCGGTAGGTTTATCATAGACAGTAACGTGAGACATTCCTTTTGTTAGTTCTGTCATCGAATTTACTGCAAGAGTATTCTTATAATAAATGTCATGATTACCAACAATGATTTTGATATTGCCGCCCATTTCTTTGAGGGGAATGAATAATATATCTTTCATGGAATTTAGAGTTTTATAGTTGATGAATTTCCTTCTATCAACTACATCGCCCAAATGAATAACATCTGTTATTCCTCTTTCTTTCAAAGTAGGAAAAAATATGTTTTCATAAAACCTACGAAAAAAATCTGTGAAAATCAGACTATCGTTTCTGGCGCCGAAGTGAGTATCGGTTATTAATGCAATTTTCATGCGTGGGCTCTGTCTATGTAAAATGTTAGAGGGGAAAGAGATATTATAGTATCATTCTTTTTTGGTGTGGGTTTAACTCGTTTTTTTGCTCTTTTCTTTTCTTCAAAAGTAGCAATAAAATCATATATGGATGCACGTTTGTCATTTGAAAGTGGAGATGCACCTGAAGAAATTGCTCCTGTGTCGCCCCCCATTTGACTCATATCAGAATTGTCTTCTAGAGAACTAAACTCATCCATTGTTTTATATTTGATATAGAGTTGTTTCTTTTCTTTCTCTATTCTTCTAAGAAATGCATAATAAGTAATTTGAGTAAAATATGCGAATGGATTGCTTGATTTTTCTGGATTAAAATTACTCGCATACATTACACAATTTTCTATACCATCACTTACCATTTCTTCCCGAAATGCATAATTTATAAAATTTGGTCTATGGGACAATCTCTCTGCTATTTTGAGAAAACATTCCCCTGCATAATCTGGTATCATTGGTTTTTGTATTTCACCATTTTCCTTACCATCCAGATATGCATTTCTATATGCTGTCATAACCACCAAAAACTTTTCATTATCTACATAATGTTGTTTCTTTCGTGCCACGATCACCTCCTATTTCAATTGTTATATTATAATTATACTAAATTATAGCAACTTTGTCAAGTTTAAAATAAATAAAATTTAAATCTTGACATTTTGTCCATTATTTGTTATAATGAGTCTGTACGATTTGTAAATAGTATTCTATCTTCCTTTTATTGGTATGCTGTACATATGATATGGAAAATGTTCTGATGTATAAATCTTAATTCTTTCCATAAAATGATTTAAAGTATAGTTTTTCCTGTCCTTATAAGATAAATCATCTGAAATATCATACAAGGTTGCAATCTCTTTAGTATCAGATTTTCTTAATCCTCTACCTATTGATTGTAAATTTCTAATACGGCTCTTAGAAGGAGAAGCGAAAACAATGTTATGAAGATTCCTAATGTTGATGCCGGTACTGTATACGCCATAGCTTGCACATATAATAGCATCCTTTTCCTCCTCGACAAGTTCTCTGACTTTTTCTCTTGAATCTGCATCTGTTCCTCCATAAACAAAAAAGATTTTTCTAGAAGAATCAATTATTTCTTCCAGTATTGAATGTAGAATGTTTCCGTGTTTTTCTATCAATTGAAAAAGAACCAATGTATTTCCAGTAAGTCCTTTTACCAGATTACAAATATATTTGTTTCGTTCTGGATGGCCTACTAAAAAATCAATCTCTTCTTGATAGTTTAGTTTTGACACTATGGCACATTCCTCTTTAGAATATTTTAAGACAAGACACTTTATAGCAATCTCTGATAATGTCTTTTTCTTTATAAGGTCTTTAGTGCTAGTTACTTTCTTTGTTGCACCAAATAATCCCTCTAATATTAATTTATGCACCTCTACTTCATCTAGTGTTCCTGTTGTTCCAATTCGATAAGGTGTATTTTCTAGATTCTTCATTATCTTAGTAAGTGATTTGGCCTTGTAAAGATGTGCCTCATCTCCTATTACTAAACGAAACTCGCTGAAGAAATCTTTTTTTAACTCATATAATGATTGCCATGTTGAAATTATGATTGGTTTGTCTGTTATTTTTTCTTGGCCTCCAAAAATCTTGTGGACGAATTTTTCGACTTCAAATGTATTGTCTGCCTTCGCATATGATTCAAAATCTGAATACATTTGACTTACCAGAGAAAGCGTCGGCACGATAATCAACGATTTCTCAGGGAAGTAATAACGAATCAAATAGTAAATGATGAGAGATTTTCCCGATGCAGTTGGTGACAATAATACACATCGTTTTTTATCTAATGAGTGTCTAACTGCAAGGCTTTGATAATCTCTTAATTTGTATTCACAGGGAAATGATGTAAGGAATTTAAAATAATCCTCGTTGGAGATTGGTTCAAGAATATCTCCTGTATTGTCTATAAATTCATATTCTCTATCATTCGCAAATCTTTTTATTTCTGGTTTAAGTCCAGAATAAATTCGATTGCTGTCCATATTAAAAAGGTAAACAAATCCATCCCATTTCTTTCTTCTATACATGGGCATGAACTGATAACCATTTGGTCTGAATCTAAAATAATGATTCAATTCCATTTTTACATGAGGCTCACAGATAAGTCTAACGTATACTTCCGTATCCTTTTCCATTAATATCTGAGAAGTCATCCAAGCCCTGCGACAAATTTCCTCCAATTGATTGCATTATTGATATGAAAACTTCTATTCTCAATCATTGAAAGTACTGATTTTAGATAATCAACTTTATTTTTCTGTTCGTTCATAATCTTTTCAGCCTTCTGAAGAACATCATCTGCTGCAACATAATGTCGTTCCAATTCTGTCTTGGATATTCTGATGTTGTGTTCTGGTGCTTTTCCGTTTTTTGAAATAACCACTTCCCATCGTTGTTGAAAAAGAACTTTCCAATGAGTTTCAAGGTCACTCAATTTCCGTTTCTCTTTAGAATATATGTCTAAGTATTTTTGATGTTTGTTTGGAATGTTTAAAGATTCGTTGTCCAAATCTTTATCATCAATGTGAGAATCCTCCCCCCACATTTTCATAATTTCTTCAATTGTCATTATAACCTCAGTTATTCAATAAATTTTTTATTTCATAATTTGTGTAACGAAATCCTGCCGTAGCAGTAAAGTATTCTACATCTGAGATTGAACTATCAAAATCAAGTCCAGAAACGGAAATTGGGAATGCATCGTAGAAATGAAATTCCATTTGGGGGTTCATAGCACTTGTTAAAATTGTAAGAACGACAGTCGAATATCCTCCACCTCTTGGTTGAAGGGTGTTTGATGCTTTCAGAAGTTTATATTTTTCATGACCTTCTGCAAGTCCCATTGCAATAATTCTATCATATATTTCAGTCCAATTCTTCATATGTTCATCTACGATGAATCGAATGGTCAATTCTTCAAACGAAACCTTGTTTCCAGCAAAAGGTACAGTTGCGTGTGGTGTAGGTACATCAATGCCTTCAATTGATACACCAGGCACAGATGCTGCCTGACAGAACCAAGTGATATTTGGAGCATCTTCAATAGTCAGTCGAAAACTGATATTGGATAGATAATTTAAATTGTCTGGTACTTTATTTGCTGCTGCCATAGAATTCCTTTACTATTACTATTTATTCAACAGATTTTCAAACTGAACGTAATTCATGTGTTTCCCTATATGATATATGTTATTATCAAATTCTTCTTCTATTCTTTTATGTTGTCTGAATAATTCTGTAGAATCAAATTCTTCAGTTGGTATATTCTTCGATGAAAGAATAATATTGTCAGCAGTCCTATTTAAGTAATAATCATAACCGATACAATAGATTTTATCTTCTGGATGATTTAAACAGGCCAGTCTTATTGCGGCAGTTTCACTCGTATATGAATCGTTCTCACCATCTCCCCACCATTCTAATTTTTGTGTTGGTTCGTTTGAATCTACCCAATAAATCACCATTGTACTTCCAGTTCCAAATATAACAAATTCTCTTGTTTGTGGTTGAGTTTCTAAAACCTTTCCGCCAACAGGAAATGTCATTTTTAACATCTCATACTGCATTGCAGGAAAACGGTCAAACATTTTAAAATAACATTTGTTTTCTTTAGTGTAACCATCCCTGCAAATATCCCATATCATCGGCCCATCTTTACAGACCATATGAGTAGGAGTATATTCTTTGTATAGTTCGTTACATCCGTAAGTGGTATGTTTTTTTAAGAGGTTTATATCAAAAACTGAACGTGATGTTCCGTTGGCAATTACTACTATCATGATTCTCACAAGAAAATGACTACAAACAAAAAAAGGGAGCAGATTTCTCCACTCCCTTTTGAAATCCCTACTATATGTAGGAAACGAATTACATTAAGTTCGCAATACGGACTTTTCTGTAATATACGTTGGTGCCTGGTGCGGAAGCATTCAAGTTTGATGCTGCCATATCACCTGTACCGACTGTTCCACCCTCTGCAAAAGGACTTGCTACTAAACCGTAACGAGTCTTAAATGCAATACGTGGCTGGAAACTATCACTTC